GCCGCTGCATCAGCTTCAATCTTCTTACGCTTAGCAGACTGCTCTGCTTCCATAGTTTTACGCTCTTCTTCCGTCTGGGCCTTCTGTTTTTCCTGAGTAGCTACCTGTTTTGCTTCAATAGCAGCTTCATACTGATCAGTGAAGTCAATATTCTCAATAGAGATTGCGGTTACATTAATACCATACTGTGCCATATCGGCCTGCATTTTTACAAGCACTTCTGCGGAAAGCTTTTCACGATTAGCAATAAGTGATTCAGCGGTATACTTACTAATAACTACCTTTGCATTTTCCATAAGCCGAGGCTCAAGTAGATTTTCAAGATAGTTCATACCAACTGTTGTATAAAGTTTATATGCGGCATCAGGCGAAATATTTTCGTTAACAGCAATCATAAGGCCAACCTGCTGAATATCAGAACTGAATGCTTCAGTATTATAATTATGTCGCTGAGTTCGAATATCAACAGGATGAACGTGCTCAAAAAAACCAGTCATATGAAAACCAGGTTGAAGCGTTGATTCTCTTACCTGTCCAAAATGTTCAATAACTCCTACATGACCAGCAGGGACTGTTGCACACCAGCCGTATGCGGGATTAACAAGGTCAATTACAACACCAATTATAACAATAACCACGAGAGCAATAATAGTAATCTTACCGTAATCTTCCCAAAACTCTTTCATTTTACATATTCTCCTTTTCATACTTACGAATTTTCCTATTTAGTTTCCCAATAATACCACGATTTACTTCTTCTCCTCGCGCTTTTAGCAGATTGCGGCGACATAGCCATCTTAGATATTTAGTATACTCACTCATTTTATCCACTCCTTATAGTACTTCAGTTAAGATTCTAAAATCTTTAAACATATTCCGATCAATAGTAACTTCAACAGGTTTATTTTTTAAATCACTTATATTAGTTATCTTAGCATCTTTCATAATTTTTATGACTTGGTTTACCATATCAATTAATGCAGCATTTCTCTCTTCTTCTGACCATTTACAAGCCTCAGATATATTAACAGTATATTTTCCACCCGTACCTATGCCGCAACCATCAGATAATTTAAATGTTAAATCTAGTCCAAATAAAGAAGGATAATCTGGAATAAAACCAAACCTAACATCTAATATTTTTCCTAGCAATTTTTCTATCACTTAATCCACTCCTTATTCCATTTAGTATTATCATCTTTATCTTCTGGGTTTATACTTAATAGTGAAATTGCACTATTATATGCATCCAATAGAGTTTCTTGCTCTTGAACTAAATCGCATTGGCCGCAATTGCGATCACAATCACGGCTAATGCATTCACGCTCAATTTTAAGAATACGAATTACTTCATTTTTATCCATGATATTTCAACATTCTCCATATTAAATAATAAATTTGCTTGTTTCTAATCGTAAATCTTCTATACATAAATCTTGTAAATGCCAATATGGAATACGAATTAGCGGAATATTATTATCTTTACACCACTGTGTTTTTATAATATCTCGTTCCTGCTGTGCTTTCATTTGTGCTTCATCATGCCACCCATGTAAATTATATTGATAATGAGTTTCTCCATCATACTCGATAATATATTCATTATTTACATAAAAGTCAAATGAAGCATTTGCGCCAGAAGAGAACTTAAAAGGCTTATATTCCTATATAAATAATATATTATTTTCACGTAATAATTGTTCTACTTTTAACTCTCCATGAGAACGTCTATCGCACCCACAAGACTGAGTATGCCCACGACGCAAGTTATTTCCTAATACAATGATATGTGTTTTTGCCACGCAATCACACTCACATTCCCACATAGCCTATCCATTTTCATTACTACCAGCACGAGCAATTACTGTAAGATGACCATATTTATTACCAATTTCATCTTTAACATTACCTTTTGGCATTTTATCTTTTTCTTGCTTTAAACATCCACAAGATTTAGTTCTATTAGAACGGATAGAAGCGCCACATATATCACATTCGTTTCCGCATTCACATCTACAATGCCATATCCAATCATTACCCTATTTTTTATCGGTTTTATACAATACGGTAAGACGATTAAAAGTTTTTCCAGTTAAATCAATAAATTTACCCATAATATCACATCCTAAAATTGTTTTGATGAAGTTCTTCATCCATAAAAATAGTAATTATGAAGATGAAGAACCTCATCAATTTTTTCCATAAAAATATTTTTTAGCTATGATATTTAAGCAAATATTCTGGTGATACACACTTAAATGAATGAATGCCATCAGGAGAACGACATACAATACCTTCTTTTATCTCACCATCAATAACCGAAGGCTGGCTATTCACATATTCACGAAGTTCTTCTACAGTATCTGGAAGAATATAGCTATCATTAAGAATAGGCACACAAGGGATATGATAATCTTTTTCAAGGATTTCCTTCATATCGCAACTATTCCAACGACCTTTATCAGAAGTAATCAGGTTAAAAGCCATAAAATCATGACCGGAAAGTCCATAAGTATTACGCTGGACTCCTTCACCATAGGTTTCACCTTGAATCGTTACCCACTCTATCGTGGGCATAGAATCAAGAAGTTGAGAAAGCACTTCAAACATATGATATTTCTGTGCCATTTCCCAATAAATATTGGTATCATAATAACACGGCTTATCTACGCTATCAAAACATACATTTCGAGAGCATACATAAAAATCCTTTTTCTTGAATTTCCCACGCTTCATGGTAAAGGTAGTGCTACTTCCGTCGCATTTCTCAGTTACTATCCAAGGATTCTTGTTTTGAAGCACAAAAGGCATATTCTCTATTCTTTCTTCGTCTGTTTTTTGAACCCAAGTTGGCCAACCATTCTTCTTATCCTTCTTCTTACCAAAGAAGAAAAACATAATCTTACGACCGAGTTCAGAACGCATCATCCAACGAGCCCAAGACTTTTTAAAGATAGTGGGATGCCGCTGAGCCATTTTCTTATACTTATCTACCGGTGCTGCCTTACGCTGATTATCTTCATCATCTGCATAAGTTACTCCCAGTTTCTTAGTCAGGAAGCGGGATTCATCAGTTGCGCGATGAATCTGACCTTCATCATCAATAATTGCAACACTAGTATCAATTGCACAAGTTCCATAAGCGTCCGGAGTAATTTTATTTTCAATAGTCCATCCAAAATCACTTGCGTGCATAAGCAAACCCTGAGAAATAGTTTTACACATCTTCAAAGTCTTAATTTTGTAATTGCGCTTCTCAAGGAAAGCAAAACACTCCTTATCAGAAGGAACACGAGAATCAATCTCAAAATAAATAGCGGGATCGCCTACTTTAAACTGATCTTTCTGAACAATTACGCGCCAGCCGCCAACAATTGCATGTTCTACACGGTCATAGCCAGGGATCGGTTCAATGCCATCAATTAGAACTACATAGGCGAGTTCACGTTCTTGATTCTTATTCAGCATTTAAATCATCCTTTCTCTCTTTCTTATATAATAATTATATCATAATTTTAGAAAATGTCAAATTATTTATCCGTCTCCCTATGCTCTATTCGCCATTCACCAGTATCATCATCAAACCAAACCATTAGAACAACTTCTTGTCCATTCTTACGTCCGTAGACGTAATTGCGAATAGAGTATGAAATGCCGCGAACTTGTTCAATCTCATCCATTGCTCCGGAATTAAGAACAACATCACATATTTTATCATATAAATAATCTTTAAATTCATTGCTCATATATATCACCACAAATCTTCGCTAAATAATGGTTGTATATTATATTCTTCGCCTAATTGTTTATGCGCCCAAGCATGCTTATATGCCGCTATTCGATTATAAAAAGTTCCTTTTTCATCAATGAATCCCTGATCTAATTCTTTATAATCAATATTTTTCTTATATCCAAGCTCATGAAGAATATAAAAGACATCACAATGTCTCATACATGGAATAATAATTTCTTTATTTTGGCGCAAATCCGCAATACGAACCGCGGCTTTAACTATCATTCTCTATCTCTCCTTCCCACAGAAAAAACTCAGTGTGAGAACCCACATCAATTTTTATACGCCCATCCTCTTGCTTCCAACATCTGGTATAATTCCACTTAAACTCTTGTACTTTGGATGGATCATATTGATCTCCATAGATTCTCTTAGCTTCATTATGTTTATTAACATTGCACCGTCTAATGAATGCTTTAATAGCCTCATTAACTTCAGCCCAAGTATTTGCAGTATTTTTAATAACCCGTTCTTCTCCATTAGCATTTTCAAACCATACTCTCTTTGCCATCTTCTTTTTTCCCTTCTTCCTTCACAATTCCATCATACGTAGGATTTAGCGGCACCCAAATTGAAAATCTGCACTGAGGACACGATATATTCTGTGTAGCAGACACATCCTCTGGACTATAACCAATAATCGCGCCACAAGCATTACATCGAGCAATTAAGCCAAAATACCGTTGATTTAACAGTTTCATATTTCCTTACAGTACCAAACAACAGTACATTTCTCTCCATTAATTTCTTTGTGCGCCTTGACTTTCATCTTTAATTTAACAACCATACCAACTTCAAAATCTTTGGCGCCTGTTTCCCATACATAGATATTACCTTCGGCATCACACATAGTATGCGTATGCTTTTCACCGAAATGATCTTCACGCTTTGTATTTTTTGTAATACTAACTTCTTTTTCAAGCCAACCATTTTCTTGTCCTTGGAAGGTACTAACATTATTAGTAGACTTACCATAATGATTGGCAATATATTTAGTGACTTCTTCATGTGGCTTCATCCTATCGTCATGATCTTGCACTTCTTCCCATTTAAGCTGAATGGCTTCAATTCCTTTAGGAAGTTCTGGGACTTTAATATGAGAAGGAGTATAATAATTGAAAGTAAGATTGCGCCAAAATGACGTAGGATAAGATTCAACAAAATCTTCAAGAAGATTTTCATCGCCGTGATAAATCGTTATATATCCAGGTTCACGAAAACCGAAAGCATAACGAGCATTAAAGTTCATTATATCATTTTCTTTTTGTTCATCTGGATACATCCGCTGATATTCAGCATCAGTATACCAACGTACTTTCTTAATGCCTTTTTGCGCGATAACGTTGATATACATACGCCCATTTTCTTTAAATGGCTCGCCGCTAAGTTCTAACTTACTGTACGTTTTCGCTACAGGCATTTTCTTACTTCCTTTCTCATTTCTATAATTATTATATCATAAATTAAAAAAAAATCAACCATTTAAGGTTGATAAAAATTAAAAAACTCAAAATTATCTGATGTAATTTTTAAGTCAAGCCAGTCAAGAATTGGATATAGATAAATAAGCGGATCATCCTTAATTTTAAATGAACACATTAGATTATCTAATCCGTCTTCACCATTTTGTACTTTTATAGAAAGAGCATTTTTAAAAGCAAGTAAATCTTTTGATTCAATTCTCTTTTTCATCATACCATCCTTACTACATAGTCAAATGGCTGTTTTTCAATCCAATTCTTTGTATACTTGCTAATAGGATAATAATAATATTCTCCATCAGATACATAAGCTTGCTCAGAAGCCTTAACAAAATCTTCACTTTCAATGAACTTAATATATTCTTCTTTGGTCATGAAAATATCTTTATAATCGCGCCAATAATCTTCTACAGGCCACGCATCAAGAAAAATATCATTTATTTCTGCATCATGCAGGTATAGAGCATCCTGACCAATAAATTCCTTCGGAATAATAGAAAGATAAAGTCCTTTATTAGTAAGTTTAGTATTGTGCGCTTCGGTAAGTTCGCCAACTTCCCACTGACCATTATGCTTATATAGCACTCGTTTACCTTCGTGGATATCTAGTTCCATTTTAACTCCTCTTATAAAATATATTTAATATAATAATGCATCAATTCTTGCTGCATTTCTTCAATTAGTTTAAGACCTTCTACCTCAATTGCATGTTGAATAGGAGTCTTTTTAAATCTATCACG